ATCTTTCTTTCAAATAACATGATCAATGTTCAAAATGAATGGCCAATGTCACAAAAAATATTTGATCGAGTGATGCTTGAAAAGTATGGTTCTTATGAAAATCTATACAGTGGGATTCATCATTATGAAACCACAGAAATCAAAGACTCAAGAGGAAGAACTATTTTAGAAGGAGGAAAAAGAATTAGTCCAACCTGGAAAGATAATGGAAATTTTGTTGTTATTGAAGGAATTCAATATTACCAGTTTTATGATGCAGGTCTAGAAAGAACCGAGACTATTCCTTCAACTGATTTTATAGTACCTGTGACTAATTATGACTACGAAATCAATAAAGAAGAAAGAAAAAGAGAAATTTTTATTCTTAAAGGCAGATATTTAAACGTTTTGTTGGAGAATATTGAGGAGATTATGACCTATAGAGAAGGCGGAACTCAGTTTATCGATAGGAAATTAAAGAGAGGAGATAATAGTAGGATTTATAATCATTAAAAAAGAGGAGTTTTTTGACTCCTCTTTATAAGAGTAAATTATGTTTAGTAAGTGTTCTTATTATACAGGATGATGAGTGGAATTTTATGAACCGTGTGCTAGTTTATGGGGTGACCTATTGAATTCTTATTCGATTGGAGGTGTCGATTCCTTTAGATCTTTGAATTTGAGAAAGTCTACCTGGGTTTGTAATAATCCCTGTTACAGTACACTGCCATTTTTGAGTATTGGTAGTAACGGCATTTTTACTTCTTTGTTCTATAGACATTGTTGCCCCACAATGTAAATTAAGACACCACTTGTCCGAATTATAAACTGATTTAATTATGCGATACTCAACTTTTTGGGCATCGCTCCACCCAAATTCATCATTAGAGAATACTTGTAATATTTGCTTTTCTGGAGTATAAAAATCCCAGCACCACTTGGTTTTATCAGAATCAGGAGAGCCCATATAATACTCATCAAAAAATTTCTCTTTATGAACACCATAGTAATAGTATGGTACTTCTAAAAAAGTAATTTTGTAAGTATAAATTCTTGGTGTATTCATAACTATTTAAAGGCGCCCCGAAGAGCGCCCATATAGAACTCAACCAACTAATTCTTGAAACCGACTCAGATCATCGTCTTCTTCCATTTCATCCTCATCGGCAACTTTAGAACTCCTATAAGAAGTCTCTAGTTCTTTTGTGATGTTTACATCTGATGGTGTAAATTGTTCTTCAACCTCTTCTTCTTGTTTTTGAACAGAAGGTGAAGGAGTACCAAGAACAAAATTTAGACGTTTTTGGAGTTCTTCCTCGCTTTTGAACTTATCAGGAGAAATAAGTTCCTGTAGAGAATAACACTGCTTCCAAATTCTTTCTAGTTCTTCGTCATCATCACTCAGAGCGGAAGGCGACATAAAAGAACTTTCATCATAATTCGGATATGATGCCCCAGAAGATTCTTTCACAGTTTTGACCTTTATCTTAAAATCAGCACCATTCCAAAGATCAAATGGATCTAGAACCTCGTCACCCTCAAATTCGGGCTTAAGTGCGCTCACAATTTTATCAAAAATCTTTTGGCCATACCTAAAGAGCATTACTTTTCCTTCTAGTGAGGGGTCAGCCGGGTTTTTGACAATGTAAATGTTACTATAAAAACTCAGTTTACGCTTACGCTGACTAGCGATTTTTTTGTTTGAATCAATGCCTGATCCCCACAATTCTGAATTTTTGGAACAAATCGCACATTGTAACCCCAAACTCGTGGGGCAATTTTCTATAAGCCACTTCCCGTTCACCTGAAACCCATGATTATAAAGTTTCACAAAAGCCGCATCTTCTCCTGCTGGAGGTGGTAGAAATCTCACGATTGCGAGCCCAAGTCCACTCTTATCTCTTTCTACAGAAAAAATTCGTTCATCTTTAGCAGAAGAAGAATTCCCCATTTTCTCTGCTTCCTTAAGAAGTTTATCAGTCAGACCACCTAAAGAAGATTGTTTTTTTAGTTGTTTAAAATCCATGTTTTTTTACTTAAATAACGGAACACCGGAAACTTTCTTGAGTGGTTTACCAACCACAATAATTATTCAGATTTGTTATTTAATCGTTTAGTAATACGTTCAAAATCTTTATAGTCATAAGAAGTAAGGGATCCCATTCTTAGTCTACCATCTTTAAGAATATGGTGTTTATGAATTACCATTTTACCTTCAAGTTCACAAAAGTCAATAAGTATTCTACCACAACCATAATATTCTTTAAGATATTGTGATACTTTTGCGTAATCTATTTCCATAATATTATTCAGATTTTTCTACTTGAATATATTTAGTTTTTGGCGTGTAAGGAAAGTCAATATATACTCGACTATCACGACTAGTATAACAACAACCATCAGGCTCTACAAATACCTTACCTTGATTATCGTATGCTTGTCCATCCTTACCATCCTTAAACACCCTAGATAATCGTTTATTTTGATATACTTCTCGGCCTTCAAAATGATCACTAATATCATCCCACTCATCATCTTCTCCGGTCAGGGGAGAGAGTGGCTCAAATCGCAAAAGTTTTTGAAGAATATTAATTGCATAATTTGCTGAAAATCCAGAGTTTCCTTCTTCGGCAAATACGTCCACCATTTTGAGAATGTGTTCGCACATTGCATCATTCATCTCATCACCTGAATCATACATTCCAATTTTAGTGAGTTCATTAATCGCATAAGTTCTAATATCCATTTTTAATAACCAATAAAGTACAAATAATCATAATCTTGACCGAATTTCTTGAATAAAGATCTCTTTATCATAAGAAAGAAACGGCCTATATTTTCTAACCTTATGAATCACCAAAGAAACTACAACGTCATTAGCATTTAATTTCTTCATAAAAGATGTTAGATCTTCTAAAATCACTAATGTTTCGATTGAAACCTTCCCCCCCAAATATTGTTTAATAATTCGTGAATGAGATCCATTCTCTGAAAACAATGCCTCGTAGAGATGATGCTTTTCAGTCAGTATATTTAGTTCTTGTTTGAATCGATATGAAAGCGACTGAGTTCTGGTTTTCCAGTTTAAATAATTCTCGTCTCCGTTAGTCTTGAGTTCTCCGACCCACATTTTAGACGGATCAGAGGATTCTATAAAGTTTGAAACAAAGTAATTTATAATCTCTGGTTCGGTTTTCTTTCTTGAGAGCTTTTCAAAAAAGTATCTGTCTCGTCTTTTATTAAAGGAATCAATATTGGTTTTTACTTTTCCTGAATACCGGAAATAGTCATAATTTGGATTCGTAAAATGCTGACGAAGAGCCAGATACGTCTCGTAGACATTATAGGCGCTCATTGGGATTTTGTCAAGTGGTCAAATCGGAAGTCTTCCTAAAGAAGTCTTCTTGAGAAAGTTAAGTTCAGTCGCATTCCACTTTAGTTTTTCTTTCAGTGGTTTGGTTAGAAGTTTCGGAACCATTTCCAGATCAATATCATTATCATCACAATATTCAACAATTGCGGTGATATAATTATAATTCCCATTTTCTAGAACAAGTTGTTCAATTTCTTGAGCGAACTTTTCAGGGGAATGGAATCTCTTTTTGAGTTCTTCTTCTAATTGTTTTTTGTATTCTTTTGCTTTATTCATGATCTTTTTTGACAGGTTTACCAACCCATAATCGTCTATTTAGCCGACATAAAAACCAGCCGTTCAATTAATTAAGAGTTATTTAAATTTAGTATAACTTTTTTCCTAACCTTATAACTTTTATCCGTTGCCAATTGTTGGAGAGTTTCTGACGATGCGTTCGGATTTAGTGCAACAGCTTTCCTAACATAACGATTTTTGTCAGACGCCAATTGTTGGAGAGTTTCTGATTGAGTTTTTCTTTTAGTGGTTTGGTGATTAGTTTTGGGACCAGTTCCACATCAATATCATTGGACTCACAGTATTCAATGATTGCGGTGATGTAGTTATATTCTGGGTTTTTTATGATTAGGTTCTCGATTTCTTGTGAAAACTTTTCTGGCGAGTGGAACTTATTTTCTAATTCTTTTTTTAGTTCTTGTTTATAATTAAAAGTTTTCATGATCGTCCTTGAACTTTTTAATGTATTTTTGTAGGAG